TTCTAAGACCTTGCGGTTTTCTGCGAGCTCTAGATATTCACCCGTCAGCAATTCCGTGATCTTGTTTTTTGTTCCGCCTGTCATGTACATATCTAACCTCTCTTTTTTTATTGCAATTGAATGAGAATTTATCTCCTGCTGGTTTTAAATCAGTAAATGTAGATCCTTCCAGCTTTGAGTACGATTCCGAAAATGAATACTTTACTCATGAGATTAACGGACATTCCACACTTTTTTCCTTTTGGAATTCCAAGAAATAATTAGCTATTAATTAATCGCTTGCGACAACAAGCACAACAAAAGAGAGGTTTCAAAATGTCAGAAGATACCAAAATAATCAGCCTTGCACACATAGCACAAAACAGTTTCCGAACGCTAACGGTAGATGAAAACCGCCACCCGGACGGCTTTATCTACATCAAAAAAGAGTCAGAAGACGATTGCCCGGAATGGGTCGCCTCTATGGTCAAAAGCGTTCATAACGAAATGGAACACGGTTTGCCAGACGATTATATCTATGAATATATCGTCAACACCTTGGACATAATTTGCGAAGAAAATACGGCTTGCGTTGATACTGTTTACCAGATCATGAACGAACAATCTGAAGAGATGACCGGACGCCTTTTAACTTGGCTATGTTCCCACAGCTTGCGAAGGGAATTTCTAAACGAAGTCGTCAACGAAGGGATTATGTTTGATCAATTTGAACTGTCCACGGGTTTGAAATATGCCCAACGAAATGAACGTGTAAGGGTTGCCCAATATGTCATGTCTCACCTTCACAAGATGGTGAAATAATGCGACCAATAGAACACATAAAAACTTGGCGAATGTTAGCAAAGATAGTTGAAAAAAAAGAGGTTGAAATGACTGAGAAATTTAATCAAGAACGGTACGAAAACTTCAGGGAAAATTTCCTTGATGATATAGCGATGCCAGAAGGTTTTAATGATTCCGCTTGGCATAACGATGTATTCCCATCAATAGAGCATGAATCAAACCGAGTACATATATTCTTCGCAGATATTGACGGGTTTTTGAGTGACTACGGCCAGATTCCAGAAGGCTGGAAAAAATATATGTTCCAAAGCCATCCAACAGAGATAGTTTATGCCGAAGAATACGCACTAGCTGGCGATCCAAACTATGTCAAATTTGAAACCAACGATTGGAACGAAATCCTGGAAAAAATAGAGGAATGGCGTGCAACTCAAACAGAGTTAGAACAGAAGATATTTAGGATTCACGATGGCGATGACTCATGCAATATAAACGCACTAGAAATACTCACCAATGATACCGAAGAGGACGAACCCGATTTATACGAATTCGCAAGGACTGCAAAGGTCGGAGATTTTTTATCTGGTGCTAACGTCAATGGTCCAGACGTATCAAGGACTCAATAAACAAAAGGGAAAAAGAGAGGTTAAAAATGAACGAAGGAACATTTAAAACAATGGACGAGGACGATCAAGACCAGTATTTATCTGACGATGAAATCTGCATAAATTGCGAAAAACCGTTAAATCCACAAAATGGCCTTTGCGATGATTGTAATGTTAATTAAAGGAAAAGGTGCAACGATGACAAACAGAATTCTCAACGCTAACGAAGTAGCAGAACGACAATCAAAAATAATTGAATCATGGGATCTCAGGGCAAAAGATGCCTATCTGAATCTTGTGTCCGCACTAGGTGGCGAATGCGTTTGTGGACAATCATTTACCCAATGCATGTTTACTAATTGCAAGAATCACGGGGTATGCAAAGAAGATTCCAATTGCATAGCCCACCAGATACACGACCTATTTAGCTATTTTGAGGCGACACAAAACCTAGTTAAAAGTATTGAACGCAAACGAAAATTAAATTAAGCAATAAAAAAAGAGAGGTTAGATATGTACATGACAGGCGGAACAAAAAACAAGATCACGGAATTGCTGACGGGTGAATATCTAGAGCTCGCAGAAAACCGCAAGGTCTTAGAAGGTGCTACCCCGGAGCAAAAAGAGGCTTATAAAAAGCTGATGATTGACGGTATAAACGAAGGTCTAAACGACCTCGAGGAAAAAATTGTTAGCTATGTAAATCCCAATAATGAGTATCCAGGAACCTACGCTGCAGACTTATTTAATAAGGATGGTTCAGACATAAGCTGAATCAATAACTTGACACTAGGAATTCCGATGCCCTATACTGTATCGAAACAACAACAGGAAAAGAGAGGTTAAAGATGGAATATCAAATCATAGATAAAGAGTACGGTCTTCAAATTATCCCCGTCATTAATGCAGTGACAATAGAGGCTGATACCCCCAAAGAGGCTCTATTAAAGGCTCTGGGCCATTTCGGCATTGATAACCAGTATAAAGAAGAGTTTTTATTGGTAGCCAATATAGAAGCAAAACCAGTCAATTAATAAAACGTGTACAAAGAGAGGTTAGATATGGAGTTTAAAGTTTTTTATGAAGCAGAGATTTTTTCTCACAATGGCGGTATAGCTTACAGAGATAAGTTGATGCACGAGTTCAGCGAGGAAACCCAACAAAGAATCATTGCCGAACTTGAGGCGATGGGAACTGAGGAAGAGAAAAAACATTGGGCTAAGAAGTATGGCACTCAGGAAGATTCGCCAATTAACTAGTCAAATAAAAACAAGGGGTGCAACGATGAATGATGAAGCAATGAAGTGTACAAAATGCAGCAGCTATGACGAGTGGCAAACTTGCTTACCTAACGGCCAAGAAATACAACCAGAAATAGGCAGCGCATGGGATAACCATTACCGTTGTGGCAATTGCTCAAATATACAGCAAAAAAAAGAATTAGCTAAATAAAAACAAGGGGTCTTAGGCGACAACCTAAGACCCACGGACATTGAGAGAGGTTAACAAACAATGCCCAATATAAATATAGCACATTGGTTTAAAAGAAAGAGGAAGAAATCAGCATCAGGCCATGAATTAGCGTTGGCAATGCTGTTGATAAAGGTATCTGGTGGCGATCCCACAAAAAGAATAATCATTGGTGATAAGGAGAATTAGAGATGGCTGAAGCAGAATTAAAACAACTATTAAAACTAGCCTACCTCGATATTAATTACCTCTTAATTGAAGGGTTTGATAGCAACGTGCAAGAGTGCGAAATGGATGGGGTGAAGGACACGATTAAAGAGATAGAAGAGGTGATCGGTATTGAAAATACGATCAGGCGTTGCACACAATGCGATGGTACAAACCTCACCGAGGATAAGACCCGGTGCTGGGATTGCGATGGGGGACCAGGATGAGCGAAATTGATTACGATTTAATAGAAAATCTCTCGAGGGATGAGATCGTTGACCTGTACGAAGAAAAGACAAGGCAGATCAGTGATCTCTATGCCGAAAGAAGACCGCTAGAACACCGTATTAGGCTCTTAATGGAAGAGGAAGGTACAACGACACTAAAGACCGAGTCCAGTACCGTAAAACTCTCACCCCAGAAAAGCGCCCAGCTTTCACAGAAGATGGTACTTGGCCTATACGATGAGATGGGGAAATTTATAAGCAAATTAAAACAAGACGTTGAACATCAGAGTGAATCGACTCTGGTGTCAGCACCAATAAATAAAGGGAAGGGTGCAACATGAAGAACACAATGACTGTTGAACAAGCGTGGAATTGGCTTGGTAACAGAGGAATTTTCGTTAACAAAAAAGACATTAGAGTCCGAGGAATATGGGCTTTTCTTAGAGATCGAAATACAGATGACGATGCCTATGTCGATAAGCATGGGAAGTGGTTTTCCGAAGTTGAATACTATCACCTTGATAAAGGGATCACCATTGCTGAAGCCTATGATGGAATTCCTTATACCGATAGTCCCTTTATGCCTGATAACAAAGAGAAGGTGGCGGAAGTCGTAAAAGAAATTACCGAAGCATTTTACGAGGAGTATCCCGAAGAAAGATCAGGTTTGTGCCTTGTAGCGATAGAAGGTGATTGCTCTAGTGGCGGTATGAGTGACTTTAATGAAGTATTGCCAATCGAATTAGAACACAAGGAGATTGTCCAAGAATACCTCTCCTCTGAAGTGGACTATAACATTCGCGTATGGTTTGGCTGGCGTGAAGCACGAGCTTCTGGTAAACGTGAGGATATTGATCGGTATTGGAAGGAGAGAACCGCCTTTGAGAGACAAGATAAAGCAAAACAAGCCTTGTTTGATGCTGGCATATTCCGCCATAAATATCATTTCAGAACTACATGGGAATTAAGTGAACTTTCAGAAGTGGCAGTGATGAAACGATTCCAGCCATACAAAATACTTGAAGTTGGAGAAGGTGAATAATGGCACAGAAAACATACACACAGAAAGAAGTCTCCGTGATCTTCCATAAAAACGAGAGGACGATACGCAGATGGGTAGCAGAAGGCATCATCCCGCGAACCCGGATAAAAGGCGAGCTCAAGATAACAAAGGCTGGTCTCGACCAGGTAAAACCACCACCAACCGGGGGCAGAGATAATGTCGAGATCGGCAAACTCCGGGTAATGCTGCAAGAACTAATTCAGATCCTACGCTCGACTAACCTCACCAAAGAAGAGCAAGAGAAGTTGAGACAGGCGGAGAATATGGTCGATAAATGGAAATGAAATGTGTATGTCATATTCCCCTATATTCCATACAGTTGACAAGAATACTCTGGTAATTTAGTATGTTCATGTATTTTACACAATGTATGGAGAAATACTTAAATGGCAACTGAAACATATAAAGAAAGATTAGGGGAACTCTCCGGTATAGAGAAGGACAAGATTGTCCAAGGGTGGAACGACCTTGGCTTCCATAAGACTTATGGCGTTGCAATAAAAGCCAAGGAAGCTGGAACTCTTATCTCTGCTACCGACAAGCATTTTCTGAAGTTGGTTAACAACGGAGAAATAGTCGGCTTTTACACCGATGATGATCACGGGGCAAAGAGGTATTTTATTACCGACATCCTCAGTCATTTGGCAGAACGTAAGGCCAAGGCTCTGATCGAAGCAGAACTATAGCTAATAAAAAAATAGTCAATAAAAGAGAGGTTATAAAAATGACTATGGAAAGTATGCAGGAGATAGTAGACAGGCTACAGCCCTTGAAGAAACGACTCCGAGATTCATTACCGAAGGCTGTACTTGATGAGATTGACGGCAAGAAGTGGCTACCAATGGCATTCGTAGTGTTTGTTAAAGATGAAGGGCCTTGTGATCCATACAACAATGGAGACCATAGCGACTGCGATGAGGATGAATGCTATATGGAACTAGACGGACAGTTCATAGAATCTATCTGTGAGGTGTACCCATGACACTTGAGGAATACAAGATAAGAGAAAATGCCCTAGATGAGGTCAAGACAGGGCTTCAGGCAATGAATACTGGCGATGAGAATTCTCCAGGAATAAGGAAGGCCGAGACATTGGTCTACGAATTACTGAGAGATAACACAACTAAATTATATACAACAGCACCCAAGGATAGATAAGGGAGAAGAAAAATGACTTTAGTAAATTTAGATGAATCAACCGGAGAAATAGCACCCATAGTGGAAGCTACTCCAGCACAGAAGGTTGCTCAGGCTACCGAGTGGGCTGACGCTCTCATGGGAGTCGTCAATGCAAAGAAACTCTACCTAGACGTCGGCGGAAAGCGATACCTTATGGTTGAGGCTTGGGAATTGATCGGTGCTTTTGCCGGTCTCCGTGCTGAAACAGAAAGCGTCGAGCCGGTCAAAGATAACGATAAGATCGTTGGATATAAAGCCAAGATCAACCTCGTCGAGACCGAGACAGGAGAAAACCGAGGCGGTGGGGCAATTGCCTTTTGTGGCATGGACGAGTTCGTTGTTAAGGGGCAGTCTAGCGTAGGAGCCAAACACAATAGTGCCATGTCTATGGCTCAGACCCGTGCGACAAGCAAGGCATTCAGGCTTAACTTCTCATATGTTGCAAGCATCGGTGGCTACTCAGCTACCCCGGCAGAAGAGATGGTGACACTTGATAAGAACAACAGCAGTGCCACGGCATCTCCAGCACAAAGCGACCTAGCGTCTCAAGCGCAAGTTGACTACATGGTAGACCTTGGTTACAAAGGTTCCACCAAGGGCATCACCAAGGCAAAGGCTTCCGAATATCTCGACGAGAACAAGTCGAAATAGTCTTCTTAATACCAAGCGTAGAGGTGCAACAATAATGGAACCTGACTTGATTAAACGACTGGTCTTTGTACTCGGAATGATGAGGGGTAGAGCAATTAGAATGAAGATAACCGGCGGTCCAATTTCCCGGAAAGAGCCGCCGGTATGGTAATCAAGGATCATACAAATTGTGAGCAACTTGTACTGTTTCTCAGGAAACGAATCAGGTCGCTGAATAAGCAACTCGAACTTGAACAGGAAGAATCCACATGGATATTTGCAAAGTATGCAGCACTCCGTATGGGCAGCAGAAATCAGGATGAAACTAGTGGCAGACAAATTTAAGAAGATAGATCAGGCCTTTGACTACTCAGACCCTGAGAACCATAACAACAGTATGATGACATTAAAGACAATAAGCTCCGGGGGAGAGAAGTTGATAGTCGCAAGACGCTATATCCTCGGAGATAACATGGATTATTACATCGACTTTATTACCCCTATGGATACCTTGGAAATGAAGAACAATGCTGTTCAGACTGGCGAACATGGACGAGTCGAGGTTTATCTCAATAAAGAATATATTACGAGAGATAATTTTGGATTTGAAAATGGCCCAAGACGAGGTGGTTTTGCAGGAAAGATTGCAAATCACCCTGCCCTTCTGGACATATCCCACTACTACGAGCGAAAGAAGCTGGAAAGAGATCTAGATCATTTCACCAAATCGGCATACAAAAAAAAGATAATGGAAAGTGTTGTCATTGAGCTGGTGGCAGGTGATCCTTTTATTGAGACAGTCCAGTTCGTTGAGGGCCTTGTCATAAAAGGTGGCGGAACTATATTCAATGCACTACCCAAACAGGCAAAGTCTTTTGTCTGCATGATCATTGCAGTATCGGTTGACTCGGGAGTCTCAGAGATATGGAAGGTAAAGCAGGGGAACGTCCTGTATATAAACCTGGAGAGAAGCGCCTCATCGATGGTCAAGAGACTTGCCGGTGTTAACACGGCTCTCGGCCTCGATCCGATGAGACCGCTAAGGTTCATGAACGTGAGGGGAACTCCTCTTATCGACATCATGGATTCGATCAAATACCAGATCGAGAAGGAAGATATCAAGCTCATCATCGTTGATTCAATATCGAGGGCAGGGATGGGAAGTCTCGTGGACGATAGGCCTGCGGTAAAGATCACCGATGCACTCAATAACCTGGTCGAAGAGAGCGACCGTTCATGGGTTGGGGTAGCTCACAGGGCGTGGAGCAATGAACATGTCTTTGGAAGTGTCCAGTTCCTTGCAGCGTGCGATGTAATGGTTGATGTTGAAGCATCCCACAACGAACAGAAGAACGAGCTTGGAGTGAAGCTGTCTGTCACGGGGCAGAACGATCTTCCACCATCAAAGCCATCAGTTATCGCACTCGGCTTTGATTCTATGGGTCTCAACTCTGCAAGGCGTGCAACGGAAGAGGAATTTCCTGAGCTTCAGGACGAAAAAGACAACATCAGGGATAGGATTTGGAACCATCTAAGAATCAATGGAAAGCAGACAACAACTGAGATAGCAAAGGATCTGGGCGAGATAAGCAATTCCGTTTACAAGAGACTTATAGACATGGAAAAGAAAAATGACGTCTCAAGACAAGGCAAACATTGGGAACTGAGGAGCAGGTGATAATGAGTATTGATTGGAACGTACTTGCTATCCCACACTCAGCCACACATACATGGCTACTAAACAAACACTACGCTAAAAGAATACCCTCTATCGTACACGCCTATGGCGTATTCGTAGACAATGTAACGCAAGGCGTTATCACGTATGGAATTCCTGCATCTCCTACTTTGACTATGGGGGTGTGTGGTGAGGAACACAAGGACAAGGTAGTAGAACTAAACAGGCTAGCCATATTAGAGGGACACGATGAGAATCTTACATCCTATTTTGTAGCCCAGACTTTAAAGATGCTGCCTAAACCTTCGATCGTTGTTTCCTACGCGGATACAAGCATGGGCCATGTGGGATACGTGTATCAGGCTACTAACTTTATGTACACAGGACTGTCAGCAAAGCATGGCATGTGGAGAGAAATAGGTAAAAATATGCATCACCGCCATGTCACTAGGCAATATTCATTGTCAGAACGTATGGAAAGCGACAGGTTTGAGATGGTCGATGGCCCCAGAAAGCACAGATATATATACATAACAGGAACACGTAAAGACAAAAAGATTCTGAAGAATGCGTTGAAATACAAGGTTCAACCATATCCGAAGGGAGATACTAGTCGATACGACAATGACATTGACGTACCACTACAGATGTCGATGCTGTAAGAAATAAAGGAAGTAAGTTGACGAGTGGCCCAATCATATGTGAGAACTGTAGTGGCAAAAGACTCTTATTCGCTGACGAGGCGGAGCTTAAATGTGCCATGTGTGGATGGCGTTTATATACACCACTCGGAAGGCTTGATAAAAGGCCATTTAAGTTGCAGGTTAGATACAAGGGGGCCATCAAGCGCGACAAGAGAACACCTCTCACGGTCGGGATTAAAAATGGTAAAGCAGGGGAACCAAACAGGGTTATGAAATACCTGGTTTACTGCCCCGAATGCCTTGAACTAACTGAGCAAGGCCAAAGACTGAGAAAAAATAACAACAATGGATTCCATTATGAGATCAAAATGAAATGTGAAACCAGTCACACAACGACCCTTATGGAATCATCACACACAGGAGAATTATTCGGATGGCGCTAAGAATTGAATATCCATACATGCCACCAAAGGAACTGCGGGGAAATTCCAGCACACGATGGCAGCAGAAGAGCGGGGTAAAGAATCAGTTCCAGGACGCAACGATATTTCGTTTAAGAGAACAGAATCCTGAGCCAATGGAGAAGGTGAACGTCAAGTATATTGCCTACTGGTGTGGCCAGAAGATCGATCCTGACAATTTGATTATCGGAATGAAGTACGCCCTTGATTGCCTGACTATCGAAGGGATTATCAAGGATGACAATTCCGATTTCGTTCAAAGCATTACACCCGAATACCATCAGGTAAAAACAAGAAAGGAAGTTAAGTTAATCATGGAAGTGACGGAGAATTAAATGTGGATACACGTACCTACAACACTATTAGCATCTGTTCCGGATACGGCGGAATCGAACTTGGACTCAGAGAAGTTATCCCTGTTAGAACAGTCTGCTATGTGGAAATCGAAGTCAGCGTCGCAGCAATCCTGGCAGCGCGTATGGAAGAGGGATACCTCGATCAGGCGCCTATCTGGACTGACCTCAAAACATTCGACACTGAACCGTGGCGTGGAAAAGTTGACATCCTCACTGGTGGCTTCCCTTGCCAGCCCTTCTCAGTCGCAGGGGCGCAGCTCGGAGAAGATGACCCAAGAAACCTCTGGCCAGACACAGCCAGACTTATTCGGGGGCTTAGGCCACCAATTGTCTTTCTTGAAAATGTTCCCGGAATCCTTGAGTATTACTTCAGTACAATCCGACCCCAACTACGAGAGATGGGTTACGAGGTTACGGAAGGACTATTTTCAGCGTCAGAGACAGGCGCACCCCACAAACGCCAGCGAATCTTCATCCTTGCGTACAGAGTGGACAACACCACTAGCTGACGACACCAATACCAGGAAGAACAAATTCGCACAGGGTGGAACACCGCTATCAATGCAGGCAAGCAATTGGCCAACACCTAACACAATGGATGAGCTTCCCCCAAGATCAGAAGAAGGAACAAAAAAACTATTTGAAGGTGCGAGGAAAGGCAGAAAAGCACCTTCTAATTTAAGGGAATTTGTACATGAGGAAAACTGGCCAACACCCACAACTCAGGAAACTCCACATGAAGAAATGGAATTGACCGAGACAGGGAGAAGGAAAACCAAGGACGGGAAGGACAGCCACTCCCTCAACCTTCAGGATGTTTCTGCCAACTGGCCTAATTTAAACGAGGAGGCAAAGAAATGGCCGACACCAAACGCATCGGAACACAAGTACCGGATGCAGGGAAACACACAGCAGAGCAACGGTCTCACGGCGACAGCGAGAAAGTCGGATATCCACTCTACCCTCCAGGCCCCGGAGACAGGGACGGATGGGCATACCTGCTCTCCATCGTGCCGCAGGCTGAACCCACTTTTTGCAGAACACTTAATGGGACTACCTCTGGGGTGGACCTGCGTCTCAGAGCCGTTGGCAATGGAGTCGTTCCAGCGGTTTCGGCAAGGGCTTTTATCGTACTTAGCGAGAAGCTGAAGAAGCAAGAAAACTTTTTAGTATAAGGAGAAAAAATGCCACCTAAAAACCCATACGAAAATATAAAAATCACCTTAAAGGAAGATGAATCTAGATTTCTATTAGACCTTTTAGATGAATCTAAATTCACACGGCATGAATTAGATATCGTAGATAAAATCTACGGCAACCTTAGCAACGCAATTGATAAGCGTCAAATGCGAATTAGGCAATCACTTCAAAATCCAAAGAACAAAAAACCCCTATCTCCTGAAATAATAATGCGTGCTAAAAGAGAAGCCTACCACGCTACTTTTGGAGCAGCAGAGCTTGAAAGAATGGAGCCTATGACACGCGCCTTAATAAAGCACACACTATCCGGTGATGATGCTACGAAAGAAAAGAATGAATGAATAGGAAAAACATTATCCGAGATATTCAATTTCGGGCAGACGAATTAGATATTGATTTAGAACGAGATAAATTTCTTGCTCATTGGAGAGAAGAGTGGACAGCGGCATATCGTAGTGGAGATATCAAGGAACAGATAAAGGCAAAAGATAATTTTTTTAAATTAGCCGAAGAAAATCGTAGCACTGAAAAAACCAGGGAGAAAAAAAGAATGAGTGACCCACTAGAACAAAAAGCAGATACATTTGAAGAGCGGCAGGTTCTTGCAATAGAAGGTATAGCCCGTTGCCTAGATGCACTGGCTTCATTAATGGACGCTCTCACCACCGAAGTCGGGTTATGGCGAAATTCAATGATGGACAGTACCAATATGAGTAAGAAACTCTTAACCGTGGGCGAGGCTCAAGAGATATTATCTATCGGGCGAACAAGAATGTTCTCTCTGATCGCCACTGGGCAGTTACGTTCTATTCTGATCGGTTCGTCAAGAAGGATTCCGTCTGACGCCGTAGAGGAATTTGTTCAGGAGCTTTTACTTGAATCCAATACGGATAGTTAGAAGAAAAAACCCAAAGACGACCTAGGACATAGGTCACTCTATTTAAACAGCTCTACGGGCCTCTGAGAGGGGTGCTAGGCATGAAGGAGAATGGATAACATGGGTAATTTAGCTATAAAACTACTTCTTGCTACACTTTATGTGTTGGTTATTGTTTTTGCTAATTGGTCAATTCAAAAGTGGGGAGTCGTTTCGATAGGCTTTGGCCTGATGGCACCTGCCGGTGTTTACTTTGCTGGACTTGCGTTCTCTCTCCGTGACGGATTGCATGAGACATCAAACAAATACTGGATTCTCTCGGCAATCATCGTCGGAGCAGCCGTTTCATTTTTCATTGAAGATGGTGGAAGAATTGCTATTGCAAGTGGAACTGCTTTTCTTTTATCAGAGCTGGCTGACTATGGTGTGTACTCACCCCTGAGAAGCAGAGGAAAGATCAAAGCCCTACTCGCATCAAACGCAGTCGGTCTCGTCGCAGACTCAATGCTATTTTTATATCTCGCTTTTGGGTCTCTCGACTTTCTTCTCGGCCAAGTTGTGGCAAAGGCATACATGACTCTTGCGGTTGTAGCCATAATATTTTGTTACAGGGTAGGGAAGCGATGGAATTCTACCTAGGCTGCCATCTACCAAACTGGTTAAACAAATTTCCTTATCCTCTTTTTGTATCAAGAACAACATTAAGACGAAGAAAGAAATTCCCAGTAGCCAACATATCCTGGTGTCTTGATAGTGGAGCCTTTACCGAGATAGCAACTCATGGCAAGTGGACAATTTCGGAAGGTGAGTATGCTTCATTCATCAACAGATGTTCAGATGAAATCGGGAATTTAGTATGGGCTGCACCACAGGACTGGATGTGCGAACCAGATATGCTAGATAAGACAGGGTTAACCATAAAGGAACATCAATATAGAACTATTGAGAGTTACCTGAAACTCAGGGATTTAACTGAGACTCCCGTTATTCCAGTTTTACAGGGCTGGGATCTAGAAAACTACCTCGAGCATATTGAACAGTATTCGCAGGCTGGTGTTGATTTGAAAAGTATGGATACGGTTGGCTTGGGATCGGTTTGCAGAAGACAGGACACAAGATACGCAGAGTCAATCGTTGCATATTTGTCACAACTAGGACTTCCTCTTCACGCCTTTGGTTTTAAGCTCACAGGATTAAAAACCACCGGACATCTTTTAAAGTCTGCTGATTCTATGGCATGGAGTTATGATGCAAGGTTTGCCCCACCTATTGAAGGACATAAACATCAGCACTGTAACAACTGCATGGAATGGGCTTTACGTTGGCGTGAGAAAGCAATGAGGGCAATTGCACGCAGTCATGCCGCACAGTTACCTATGTTGGTTTAGGCAGTCTTCTTGGGGGCCTGAATTGCTTTTACCAAGGCCCAGAACCTACGAAGTAAATTACTTCTTTCCTTTTGGGAAATTGAACCATCATCTCTTATCGAGATCTCGATCTCTTTTATCAGGTCCACCGCAACCGGAAGAACGTCCTTGTACTTCATCGCCATCTTAATTGCTGCTAACATAAAAACTCCTTACTCGTTTTCCAACACTTTTAGACTGACCCCGCCTAAGAAACCAAAGAGTCCACCGATAATTGCGGTGATAACCTCCACGGCCTCTAGCTGAAGTCCAATCCATAAACCTAGGCAACTGAATACGGTGGCACATAGAATGCCAAGTGCTATCTGAGGTCTTAATCTTCCCATCATGTTTTTTTCTTTAAGTGGTATGTTTGCCTGTGATCCAATAGCGCCTTGGTAAGAGCTATGGACACCTCGCTCATCTTTGTGTTCTTCTCCTGGCCCTGTAACCATTTGCAGGTCTCACATTCCTCTGTCATCACTCATTACCTTTACTGTGCCGCCGGTACTGACATTGACACTTCCACGTTAGAGGTATTTACAAAAGATTTATAAATTACACTGGTGGCTATGGTAAATGCTTTAGTTGCAAGGCTCGTATCGCCGCCAATTTCATTGAGGGTCACTTCCATAGTGCCAGCCTTAATTAGCTTTAATGTACAGGCTCCACCCTTACTGTAAATATTGCTAAGTTTCAGGACATCCACCTTGCCGTTTACCCCGCTGGAGGCACTCGTGATTTTTAACATGTCATAATATCCACCTTTTGTGGTCATATCATCAGCACGATTTCCGCCATTGATACCCCTGTCCCTTGGTACTCCTGCAACGGCTGAGATTGATTGACCATCAGAAACATTTCCGTGGACTATCAATTTGTGGATTTCTGAGTCTGATATATCCAAACGCTCGCATCGCCACCTATCAATAATTAAATGGCCCACCTCTAAATAAGTCACATTGAATGTTGGGTCTGTCGATGCCGGAATCCCACCGACATAAATGACATTTCCCGCCGCAGTGCTGGGCAATGCAGAGCCTGTGTACGCTGTACCAAGCGAGATATTCTCAATCGTGATATTCCCTACGCTTGTTGCACCTAAGTCTAGACGTAAGGTGTTGTATTCTTGGTCTGCAAATACTGGAGTATCAAGAGGGGCTGTGTATATCCCCGCATCGCCATTTGAGAATGACCGTCCCTCAGTAATTTCATTGACTGTTACCGCTGTCGTTGCTGTTGAACCTGCTACCAGTAATCCGATAGCCATCTGTGGAGATAGCCCCATCATTCTGAGAAATGAGTAAGGAGACTTGAGAATATTAAATGCTCTTCGCCACTTGGCACTCTCACCATTTAAGTATTCAATCTTTGCAAATAACCAATCTCGCCAGACACAAACCTTTCGGTATGCTGAGATAACTTTGCGGGGGAAAGCACGTATATTCCTACGGGATTCGGGCTGTAGCAAGCCCATAGCGAAGACTACAAGAGAAGTGGGTAGTGTTATAAGCCAATTAGTGTTTAGCGTTTCAATTATGCCGCTTGTGTAAACAAGAGAAGGCTCAATCCAACATCCAACATAATCAATACAGGGGAAAGTGTAAGGAATCCATTGAATGGGATTTAAATAACTTAATGCCAGTCCTACAATTCCTACCAGTATTAAGGAGATTGTTAGAGCAATCGCCAATACGGTTGAAACTTTCATCTTTAACATATCCATATTAATCCTTCTTTCCCATTACACTACTCCCAGTCAAGATAGCACCAAAGGATAGGTGAAATAATCCCCCGCCTTTGAGCGTAAATGGCTCGTGCTGGGAGACAAGTTTTTTGAGGTACTCCATCTGTACCAACGGGGATTCAATTGCTTCCAAATGACTCATATAATCTGCTAAGTCTAGTCCCATCCTAGCCACTCCATAGTAGACAGGAACAACGATAAAATCGTAAATACAGATGGTTAGATAAACAATCAGGGCTGTCCATCGCCATCTCATGCTCCGTCTCTGAAATGCCTTATCAGTAAATATGCACCAATTGCCAAACCAGTTATTCCAAGACCTAATCCATAGCCTGCTATTTTCCTTGTCATACTATGTCCCTCTTGCATTCTTTCAATTCTTTTCTTTAAATCGTCTAACTGGTTAAGCAAAAAACTGACATCAGTCTCCTTGCTCATTTTTATTTCCTTCTAACTAGGAACTGCCTGGAGCGATTATCTTCGCCTGTCGCCTTCTCTTTACATTAAGAAGTGCGCTCTTCCTGTGGGGATCAAAGCCCCCGATCCCTGAATTCATAAACTCAGTGAATGAACCCTTGCCTTTTCCAACTCCACGCTCGCTCCATTCTGATGCCCATTTCCTTGCATGGCTTGTGACCATCTTGATGACATCCTCGGGGTTATCATGACGCGCAAGCATATCGTTCATGGCCGTCGTTATCTTGGCGAGAGATTGCTCCTCTTGCTTGTCGTCCTTGACGAGCTGCGCTAGGGGAATTCGCCCCTCTTTCATAATTGGCATTACTTTTTTCTCCTTGCCTGACTAGCCTTGATAGCACGCTCCTGCCTTCTGGCCTGAGCTTTCGTCTTGTGCGTCCCGAGTACCTTGCCCCTGCCTGATACCAGGACTAGCTTGTTGCCTCTCTTCTCTATCATTCAGCCACCTTCTCAACGAGAACACAGTTAAATGTTCCCGTCCGCTCTGTCATAGAATTTGGAGCGCCGCTTGCGTCCCACGAGTTGAGCTGGAAGCTGAAGGCAGATCTCTCTCGGTCGAGTGTCACGTACTTTGAGACCTGTCCGAACTTGGCCTGTGTCTGTATGACGCTTTCAACTAACGTCTCGATGTTGGAGATGACAGTCTCGACGCTCTGGCCGGTTTCCTCAGCCGTCTGTTCGAGGTCAATAGTCATCTGGTGTTCATAGAGTATGCTCGGTACAACAAGTCCCTCGATCACAAGATCACGCATCTTGGGAGTGTAGGTGTTTGTAGACCCCCGATTAAATTTAAGTCTCAGACCAATGTTCTTTGCAGAGATACCAGCTCCCGATGCGAAAAT